ACAGCCACGGGGATCTGGGACGTGCGGCGCCGTTCGATCACCTCGTTCCTGTCGATCACCGACGTGGATGAGCAGGGCGAGCCGACCGGCATGGTCATGTACCTGCCGGACCTGACGCTGGACATGGTCAAGGAAGACGGCCGCTGGACCCTGGAGCGTCGGCCTCACAGGGACGGCGTCCCGGTCGACCCGGTGCGGTACAAGCCTCGGCTGGGACGCCCGTTCGGCTCATCGCGCATCACTCGCGCAGTCATGTCGCTGCACGAGCAGGCCATAGGCGTGATGATGCGCGCCGACGTGAACGGCATCGCCTACAGCCTTCCCCGCTACGCCTTGCTGGGCACCACAGAGGCTGCTTTCCAGAACGCTGACGGCTCCCCGAAGCCGTCGTGGCAGGCCGCCTGGGACGCCATCTGGGCCATCGGCGACGACATGGAGCTTGCTGGGCAGAACTCGGCCCTTGCGCGCGCCGACGTCAAGCAGTTCCACGGCCAGTCCCCGGAGCCGCAGAACATGCACCTGCGGATGCTGGCCCAGTTGATGTCAGGCGAGACCGGCATCCCTATCGGCGAGTTCGGTCTGATCGGCGACGCGAACCCGACGAGCGCCGAGGCGCTGACGGTTTCCAAGGATGACCTGATCGCTGAGGCCGAGTCCGCCACGGACGGGTGGACCCCGGACATCTCGGCGGCGGTCTCGCGGGCGCTACGGATGCTGAACGACGGGGACGTTCCCGAGACCCTGGCCGTGAGCCCGGTGTGGCGCAACCACATGTACGTGTCTCGGGCGGTCGCCGCCGACGCTGGATCGAAGACGCTGGAGAAGGTGCCGTGGCTGGCCGACACGGAGGTCGGACTTGAACTCCTCGGCCTGTCTCCGGCGCAGATTCGGCGCGCTCTGGCTGAGCGCCGGGCCGCGAGCGGGCGAGAGCTTCTGAGGAGTCTGGTCCCGGGTGGCAACGCCGGCCAGTGAGGTTCGTGCACAGCTTCAGGTGGTGACTGCCACCGCTCTCGCAGAGATCGCCGCGGTGGCCACAGCGGCTCCCCTCGAGCGCAGCGCAGACGCCGCCTTGGAGGCTGCTCGCCTGGTAATCCCGGCCTTCTACGACGCCACGGCTGCTCTCGCGCTCGCGTGGTACGACGAACTCCGCGACGAAGCCGGCCCGGCCTCGCTCTACGTCCCGGGAGTCATCGGAGAAGGCTCGGTGGACTGGATCGAGCGCGAGGTAGCCAAGTTCCAGCAGGATTTGGACGGCATCGACTTCGAGGCCGACATGGCTCGCATGGTCGCCGAGATACAAGGACTATCGAGCAGGGAAGTGGCCCGCGGCTACCGGTCCACAGTCATCGGGAACACGCGTTCCGATGACGATGCCGTCGGCTGGAGCAGGATCGCTCGGGCGGGCGCCTGCAAGTTCTGCACCATGCTCGCCGACCGGGGTGCGGTCTACAGCAGCCGGTCTTCCGCCATCTTCTCGGCCCACACGAACTGTCACTGTGGCGCGCGCCCCGAGTTCATCGGCGGCGATCACGGTCCTGAGGCCAGTGCCATCCAGTACGTCGCATCAGCGAAACGCGCGAAGGACCCCGCCGCCCAGGCGGCCCGGAACGCCGCTATTCGCGCGTACTTGAACGAGAACTACCCCGACCTCCCGGGGTGATCCACCTACCCCGTTGCGGGGGAAGCGCCAACGGCGGCGCTCAACGCCGGAGCATCACCTGACGAGGTACGGAGCTGTGCAATGCCTAAGAACGAGCCCGAGACGTACACTAAGAACGAGCCCGAGACGTACACCAAGGAGCAGTTCGACGAGGCGGTCAAGACCGCTGTCACCGCAGCGGTGACAGCTGAGGTCGAGAAGACCGCCGCGAAGATCCGCGCCGACGAGCGGAAGAAGGCGGCTGAGAAGTTCGCCGACTACGACGCACTGAAGGCGAAGGCCGAGGGCGCCAAGACCGCCGAGGACCGGATCGCCGAGCTGGAGAAGTCGGTCGCGACGGCTGGGCACGAGGCGCTGAGGCGTCGCGTGCAGGCGCGCCACGGCATCTCTGACGAGGACGCCGACCTGTTCCTCACCGGCACGTCCGAGGACTCCCTGACGGCCCAGGCCGAGGCGCTCGCCGAGAAGGCGGGCGCGGCCAAGCGCAGCGGAAACCGATCGCCCCGCGAGGGCACCCCCCCGAAGGCTGGAGACGCCGACGGAGCAGAGCGCGAGTTCGTTCGCAACCTGTTCGGTCGCGCCGCCGCCGACTGACCACCCCTGAAAGGAAAGTGACATGACGTCACTCGCTACCGGATCACTCTCGATCCCGAAGCAGAAGCTCGAGCCCTGGCTGGGCAAGATCAAGTACGGCTCCTGCGTCGCGACCCTCTCGACGCCGACCCCGATGACCTACGGCGAGGGCGAGTCGTGGACCTTCGACATCGGCGAGGCGGAGTACGTCGCCGAGGGCGGCCAGAAGGGCGCCTCGACTATCACTCCGACGACCAAGACCGTCAAGCCATTCAAGTTCCACAAGACCCTCAGGTTCAACGAAGAGGTTCTGTGGGCCGACGAGGACCGTCAGCTGGAGGTCGTGGGCGAGATCCTCGACCTCATCCAGCCGGCGCTCTCTCGTGCGCTCGACTTCGGCGTCTTCCACGAGATCAACCCCACGGGTGGCGCCGTGGTCGCGGCCATGAACGGCGGCCTGACCGACACCACCAACCTGGTGGAGTACGTGGCGGCCGACAAGCCGTACGTGAGCATGGACGCCGCTGACGCGCTGGTGCTCGCTGACGGGTACGTGCCCCGTGACATCGCGCTGGACCCGACCTACGCGGCCAAGTTCTCCGCGCTGCGGGGCACCAACTCCGAGCAGAAGCTCTACCCGAACTTCCGGCTCGGCGTCGAGACCTCGGAGCTGGACGGTCACCGCGCCTCGGTGTCCAACACGGTGCGAGGCACCGGCGTGCTCGCGGTCAACACCAACGTCCTAGGGTTCGTCGGCAACTTCGACGCGATCCGCTGGGGCGTGCAGAAGTCCATCGGCCTGGAGGTCATCAAGTACGGCGACCCGGACGGCGGCGGCGACCTGAAGCGCTTCAACCAGGTGGCCTTCCGCGCGGAGGTCGTCTACGGCTGGGGCGTCGCGGACCTGAACGCCTTCGCCAAGGTCCACGACCTCGTCTGATGGCCGACAAGCCGAAGACGGTACGCGGCACGGTTCACGGCTGCGTTGTGGAGACGAGCGAGGAGAACGCAGTCCGCCTCGGGGCCGACTTCGTTCCCGAGAGCAAGGCGGCTTCTCCGAAGCCGTCCAAGAAGTAGCAGAGAGGCGGTGCGGTCGTGGCGATCAGTCCACAAGACATCTGGGTCGAACTTGGCCGCACCGCCGATCTGACCGACGCCGAGTACGCGCAACTTGAGACGTGGATCAGCGACGCGCTGTTCCTCATCCGCAAGCGCCTCGGCCCGATTGAAGACCTCGACGCCGAGACGGTTGACTACGTGGTCCGCCAGGCTGTCGCCGCGCACGTGCGCCGGCCCGATGACGCCACGCAGGTCTCCGTCTCTGTCGACGACGCGAGCACGTCGCGCACCTACCGCTCCTCCAAGGGGCGCGTGGTCATCCTGGACGAGTGGTGGGCGATGTTGTCGCCAGTCACGGACACCGCGGGCCGGGCGTTCTCGATCCGGCCCTTCTCGACGACGTCGGCGCATCAGCCCTGGTGCTCGCTGGTACTCGGAGCGGCCTACTGCTCGTGCGGCGCTGACCTCACGAACTACGAGTACCCTCTGTACGAGGGCGGCGTTCTCGACGGGGACTACTACTGATGCTCGCGGAATCCGTACGGCGCGAGCTTCCCCAGCTGCGCGCTCACGCCGAGTCGCTGATGTCCCTGACGCTCGCCTGGTACTCCCCCAGTGGGACGACATCGGTCGTCAACGGCATGGAGGAGCAGGGCGCCACTCCCGAGGGCACGACCCCCGGCAAGGTGCAGGCGTCCTCGCAGGCCGGCTCGGACACCGGCAGTCGCTCGGTGGACGTGGCCGGCGTTGAGCGCCTGGTCATGTCAGGCGGCTTGCACGTCCCCGTCACCGCGCTGACCGACATCGCGGGCACCCTGCGCCTGGCGCCGGGCTGGGAGTGCCGGGTTGTCGCCGTGGCTGACCTGGCCGACATGGCTCTGCTGGGCCGCCGCTACCGGGTGGTGGATGTGCCGGTGAAGTCGTACGCGACCGCCCGCCGCCTGGACGTGGTGGACGTGACACACCTGGACCTGCCGTGACCCGCATCGCTGTCACTGGCGGGGTCGGTGACCTGGCCCGCGACTTGGAGGCTATGCCCGCCAAGTTGGCGCGTAAGGCCCCGCGAGTGGTCCGCCGTGCCGCCGTAGAGGGCAACAGGCTGGCCCGGGGGCTTGCCAAGGAGCGCTCTGGCCCGCACGGCGCCAACTACTTCAAGCGCCTGTCCGCGGAGATGACGGGTCCCACGAAGGCCGAGTTCGGTCCGGAGGGCATCCCGAAGTCCGAGTTCGTCGGAACCGGCTTCCGGCACGGCGTGAACACCGACCTTCTGGACGCAGCCGACGTGATCGGCCCGAAGTTCGCGAAGGACGTCGGAGACATGGTTGAGGACTTGTTCTGGTGAGCGCCACCGAGGAAGCCCACGCCGCAGCCGTACTGGCACTGCTGAACACCGCCCTGACAGCGTCTTTCGACGCCTCGGTCCGCGCCTACGACCTGGACGAAGTGTCACGGCTGACGACGAAGCCGAAGCGGTACGTCGAGGTTGAGGTGTACCGCCGTTTCGGTGACGGCGCACGGCTGTGCGGGGGTAAGCCGACCGACCTGTGGCGGGTGCTCACTCGCTACGTGTCGGACACGGTGACCAACTCGCGGGCCATGCGCGAAGCCTCCCGGGGCGCGTTGGAGATGGCGCGCGTCTCTGTCGGCGGTGCGACCACGACCCCCGTTCAGTTCGAGACCGCCTCGAGCATCCAGCAGGACAACGAGCACTGGTGGACCGGGCAAGACGCCTGGACCTACGCCCACTGAGGAGAAAACATGGTCGAGTACGTGCGCGTCAAGGACAAGACCACGCGCCACGAGTACACCATCGCGCGCTCGGCCTACGAGGCCGACCAGGAGCCCTACGAGCTGCTGGAGAAGGACGCGACGCAGGCCGACGGCACGCCGCTCCCCCCGAAGCATCACGTTCTGTCGAGGCCCACCCCAGCCGGCCAGAAGGCCGATTCTGACAAGGAGAAGAGCTGATGGCCGCACCGATCAACCCTGGGTCTGCGAAGACCTTCGGGCGCGAGAAGTGGATCTTCGTGCCCACCATCGCGAACACCTCGGCCCCCACTGCCGTCGAGCTGACGGCAGTGTCGGCTCTCGACATCTCGTGCTACCTCTTCGACGACTTCGGGCGCCCGACGAAGTCGACCAACCAGGTCACGAAGAACCGGCGTGTCTGCGACACGCTCCAGTACCAGCAGATCGGCATCACGCAGTACCAGGGCGGCGAGCTGATCGCGGCGATGGACCCCCAGGCCGCCGCCCTCTCCAACGGCAAGAAGGCGTGGGAGAAGTTCCAGTCGGGCGCGACCGGCTACCTGGTCCGCAGGCAGGCCATCGACGTGAACACCGACATCGCGGCCGGCCAGTTCGTGGACGTGGTGCCGGTGGAGATCGGTCCCGCGATGCCTGGCACCTCTGGTGACGGCGAGACCGCTGAGGCCGCGTTCATGGCGACGTACGTCGTGAACGCCGCCCCGGCCTGGAACAAGGCCGTCGTCTAGGTCGAAGCCACCACCCCGCCCGGTCTCGACAGCGGGCGGGGTGGTGCCCTGTCGAGAACTGTCGTGGAGGTCTGAATGAACCCCCGAAGCATGACCGTCATCCTCTTCCAGGGTGACGACGCTGCGCGGGCTGACGACCTGGAGGCGAAGGCGGACGCCCTGGCCCCGGTCCCAGGCGCACCGGTCCGTCAGAGCGGCGCCGTGCAGTCCGAGGAACTCAAGGCAGCACTTGCGGCCTACGACGAGTTCGTGGGCGTCGAGGCTGACGCGCGTGCGCTCAAGGTGACGCTGGAGGCGGTGGGTCGCAAGAAGTGGGCGACGCTGCTGACCCAGTACCCCGCCCGCGAGGGTGAGGAGTTCGACGACCAGGCCGGCTTCGACGTCGACGCTGGTGGCGAGACGCTGGTGACCTGGAGCGTCGTGGCGATCACCGACGCCGGCAAGAAGGTGCAGACGCAGAAGGTCCCGGCGACGCTGGACGCCTTGTCTGACGGGCAGTTCTTCCAGCTGCTCTCGGCGGCCGTCAAGCTCAACATCGACGCCTCGCCGGCCCCAAAAGCGGACCTGTCCTCGCGCGTCACGACTCTCTACGACGCGATGTCAGGGTCGCGCAACGCCTCGGCCTGACGCTCGGCCAGTTCTACGACCTGCCTGACGAGGACCAGGCTCTACAGGTCGAGGAGTGGGAGCTGCAGCACGCCGCCTGTCCGCAGTGCGGCAAGGACCGCGAGAAGTGTGCCCAACACGACTTCGACTGGTACCCCCAGCGCGATGTCTGTTCGGCGTCCATGGCGCTCGCGGCAGCGCGTCGGAGGTACGAGGCGCTGCACAAGGACCGGCCGTACCACGACGGGTCCTGGAAGCGATGGAGCGCGGAGGCGTCGGAGCTGTTCCCGTTCCACTTCTCTGACGGCGTCCACTTGTGGGTCTCCGAGCACGACCTGACACCCGATGACGACTTCCTGACGAGACCAGCCCCGGAGGTGCCCAGATGACGGTGCGCCGGGAGAAGGTGGTCCTCGACCTCCAGGACAACTTCACCACCGGGACGCTCCGGGCTGCTGCTGCCGCGAAGATCCTCGATCGCGAGATCGACCACATGGGTGGCACGTCACTGCGCACGAGCCGCAGCATGGACGTAGGCGGCCGGGAGATCGACCGCTACTCGGGTCGACTGCGGCTGCTGGCTGACATTGCACTGTCGCTTGGGCCGGCCTTCGTGCCGATTGCAGGGGTGGCCGTTCCGGCCGTGACCGCACTGGCGTCCGGCTTCGGATTCGCGGCACTCGCTGCAGGCTCTTCCGTACTCGCATTCCAAGGCGTCGGGAAAGCGCTCAAGGCGATGAACGACGCAAGGCTCGAGCCGACTGCGGCGAATCTTGAGAAGATGCGCAAGGCGATGGGCCAGATCTCGCCCGAAGCCCGCGACTTGGTAACACAGCTGTCTGACCTGACTCCCAAGTTCCGCGAGTTGAAGGCCGCCGCTGGTGAGGACTTGTTCCCCGGCGTCTCCCGAGGGATCGACAACCTGTTGGAGCTGCTGCCTCAGGCCGAGGCCATCTTCCGCAAGGTCGGCGATGCTGCTGGCGACATCTTCGCTTCGGGCACGCAGTCGCTGGCATCCTCGCGATGGGCAGAGTTCTTTGACTTCTTGGAGACCGAGGCTCGCCCGACCATGGTTTCGGTTGCCCGCACCGCTGGGGATCTAGCGCACGGCCTGGCCGAACTGTGGATGGCGTTCCAGCCATTGAACGGCGGGGCCATCGGGTGGATCGAGGACGCCGCTGACGGCTTCGACAGGTGGGCGGCTGGCCTTGCCGAGACTGAAGGTTTCCAGGCGTTCGTCGACTACCTGCGAACCAACGGGCCCCAGGTGGCCGAAACCTTGGGGGCCATCGCTGGGGCCGCCATTGACCTGGTGACCGCCCTGGCTCCAATCGGGGGCCCAGTCCTTCGCGTCGTGGAGTCGCTGGCGAACGCCCTGTCGCTGGTCGCGGACTCGCCAATCGGCCCGGTCCTGCTGGCTGCCGCGGCCGGTATGTCTGCCATGAACTTGGCATCTCGGACCTTCGGGGGCTCCATCGACTCCGTCCGCGCCCGAGTATCTGGGCTGCGCGACGACCTCCGGACCATGTCGTCCGTGGGGATCGTCTCCTGGGCCCGAACCGAGCAGGGCGCGGTCGCCTACGCTGCCGCCACCGACCGCGTGAAGACGAGCCTCCGTGAGGTTGGTCGCCAGGGTGGGCTCATCGCCGGACTCGCGCTGGCCAGTTCGGATGCCGCTCGGCAGGCGAACGCGATGAACACCGCGAACCTGGCTGTCGCTGGCGCCATGGCTGGTGGACCCTGGGGTGCTGCCATCGGTGGCGGCGTGGGTCTGCTGCTGGACTTTGCGGAAGCCGAGAAGCAGGCAGCCGCAGGCGCCGACGACTTCCGGGCCACCCTGGACGCACAGACTGGCGCGCTCACCGACCGCTCGGCTTCACTCGCGCTGGACAAGCTGCAGCAGGACGGATGGCTCAAGGACGCCGAGAAGGCCGGCGTCACGGCGAGGGAGCTGTCCGACGCGGTCCTGCGGGGCGGCGACGCCTACGACCAGGTGGCCGCGAAGATCGACAACGCCGCAGGCTTCACCGACATCTTCACCCGCGACTCCGGTGACCTCAAGAGCCGCCTGCAGGAACTGCACGGCGAGGTCCAGCGCGGGCAGTCGGAATGGTCATTCTTGGCGCCAGTCCTGGAAGAGGCAACGTCTGCCACCGAGTCCGGCGCCGACGCTGCCCAGTCCTACGCTTCGGCCACCCGCGCCGCCGCAGGAGCCACCCGCTCGTTCACGGCCGCCCAGGAGCGCCTCAACAACTTCCTGACGAAGCGCCAGACCCTCCGCGACTACGAAGAGGCGCTGGACAGCGTGCGTGAGTCCTTGAAGGCCAACGGCCGGACGATGGACATCAACACCGGAAAGGGTCGCGCGAACCAGCAGGCCCTCGATGACCTGGTGCGGTCGGTCAACGACGTGGCCGGCTCGATGAAGCGCTCGGACCGTCAGGCGTTCATGACGACGGCCCGCAAGCAGATCCTCGACGCCGCCCGCCAGCTCGGCGCCACCAAGGACCAGATCGACGCGGTCCGACGTGAGCTGAACCGGCTGGACGGCACCACCGCCAAGACCTACATCGTCACGTACCACCGGCAGGTCATGGACCGCAACAACCTGGGCAACCGGGGCGAGTTCGCGTCCGGCGGCTACACGGGCCCGGGTCCGAAGTACGAGCCCCGCGGCATCGTGCACGCCGGGGAGGTCGTGCTGCCCCAGGACGTCGTGCGCCGCGACTGGGGGATGCTCAAGGCCCGTTACGGCTACCTGCCCGGCTTCGCTGACGGAGGGCTGGTGCGCTCGGCTGCCGACGCGCGCGCGTGGGAGATGGCCTTCAACCGCCAGGCACGCACCGTGTCGTCCGGCTTCGGTGGGCCCGCAGT